TTTAAGGATTTTCTTCATCTCAGTTTTATTCTTTGATGAATAGGATTCTGTTAATTTACCTAATATTTTTGTTTTTATTTTTCCGAAACTGTTCATTTTTAATCGTTTAAAATGTCTTTTATTTTATTTTCTATTTCATAAATATTCTGTTGTGCTTTGTTCATGTCAAATAAATCATTAAAATCTAATTTTTCTTCACCCAACATACCCAATATTTTTGATTTCCTACTTTCACTTAGTGGTTCCGATCCTCCCGCCGCTGATTCTGGTGAAGGTGGTGATCCTCCCATTGCTCCACCCATATCTCCTCCGGCTGATGCGGTTTGTCCACTTTCTTCTGCGGCCTTTCTCTCATCTTCAGATATACCATATTTTGCATCGACATCGTCAAACACACCGGAACGCTTAATAACATTCTGAGTATTCTGTAATTCAAATCCCATTGCTCTTTCAAGTCTTTGTTGTTGTAAATCAAGAATAACTTCACTATCACTCATACCAAGGATATTTTTCTTAGCCCATGTATGTGATACAGGAAGAATACCAACTTGAGATTGATCGGATGTTGCATCTTTATAAAGAGTAACCTTTTCTTTCCATTGTTCAATTCTTAATAAATCAGATTGGGCCGATGGGTTAGTTAAAGACAATGAGAAATTACCTAACTCATCCTCAAGTCCAGATAGATAAAGATGAATTAAAGCAATCTTATTTAGTTCCTGAATTAATGATTTTTGTATTCTATTAATTGTTCTTGCGAAACGAATATCCATTAAGGCTAAAGTTTTACCTTCACCCACAACTTCTTCAAAACCTAAGAATGCTTTAGGAATTCTTAAAGCCGCTAATAATTTCTTTTGAATGTATTCAATATCCGCAATTTCACCCAAGTTTTGTGCACCAGCCAATGTTTCAATTGGGTTAGTTTGTGAGGGGTCACGAACAGGTATAAAATAATCTTGGTCAACCGCCATTTGATTATATCTCATATCAACTTGTCCATTTCTTGGGTCCGCTATTTGGTCTCTTTTAAATTTATTTGCAACTCTTTGTACATAAGCCTCGATATCTTTGTCATCCATGTTACCAACAAATACTTTAAACACCCTTCTTTCCGGTGCTCTTGATGTTCTGTAGATTAACATAGCGTCCTCCGCTAAAAGAAGTTGTTTCCATATTCTTCTTATCTTATCTAACATTGAAGTACCATATGGAAGTTTTCTGTCGTCACCTAACAATCTAAAATGTGCAATTTCCCAAGATTGAAATTCCATTTCTTTATTTTTCCATTGGAATCTCAATTCTCTCGACGGTAATTTTAAATCTTTTTCATTACCTGGTGTTTTTGTTGATGCACCTTCAATTCTCTCAATTTCAATATTTGGTAATTGTTGACAACCGACAATACCTTTTTCGGGGTCCACTTTTAAATAAACAAAGTTATCTCCGTATTTACACAAACCACGAGCCCACATTTGAAGGTTAGTATTGATATCTAATTTTTCTTTAAACAAATCTTCTAAAATATTTTTAACTCTATCTGATTCAGAATATATTGTTAGAATTTCACCTTTTTCGGATAATGTAGTTGATTCTTCTGCATATATATCGAGAGACGCAGATATTTCAGGAGTGAACTCCATAGATTCATAATCATAATATGCCGCTAGTCTGTTTGGTTCGTAATATACCGATTGATTATAAAGAGATTGGTCTAATTTTGTCCACTTATCTGCAATGTACTGACTTTGTTGAGCTTGTAACATTGCCTTTTCATATTCTTCTCTACTATCGGTTTTTAAAAGTTCATCTTTTGAGAAATTGAAAGAGGGTGCATTCTCGGGTTTTGTTCTACCCGGAAAACCAAATACTCTTGTTAATTTCTGAAATACTGTGAGATTATTATCGGCCATGTATATAAATAGTTTTGATTATAATATAAACATTTATTCTTAATTATTAAAGGTTTTTCTTCTTACCAAATAACCAAGAATATTCTTGATATGCGGATTTTGAATTATTCATTGGGTTATTTTGATGAAAAAACGAGGGGTCTGTCTGAATAGATCCTATCGGGTCTAATGAAGTTCCATACGAATAAAAGGTCTTATTTGGTTCGTAAGTTCTTTCGGACATCGCCCAAGATTCTAACATTGCTTTATTTTTTGTATCATTTCTTTGTAATTGATTAAAACAGATGTCACCGGCATATAGGGCCATAGAAAGACTCATGATTGAATCGTCGTGTGCACCTTTCATGTGGTCGGGTCTTCCATTAATATAAACAAAAGTGTTTAACTCATTTAATAATCTAGTAGAACGTATTGCAAATCCCTTTCTAACTTGTTCTTCAAACGCGGCCACAATTTGAGTTCTTTTGTTATTAAAATTTAAACCTGGAATTTTTTCCATTACCTTCTTATTATAATTCCATATATTTTGGGTATTAATACCATCAATATATAGGTTCCTATAATTCATTTCTTGTAACTTACGAGAAGTTGCAATACCCATACCTCCGGTGATATCAATCACAATAAATGCATCATATAATATACCCCATTTATATGCAATTGCTGCTAAATCATCTGGTGGTATTTTACCTATGTACTCAACAACCTGCTCTCTATCATCAAAATCCACAATGTTTATTGATGAAAAATCTTCACTATCTCCTCTACTAACATCTACACCCATGATATAACGATGTCCCTCTACTGGTTCTTTCCATTGCCAAAAAGTCCCTTGCATATATTTTTCCTTGGGTTGTCTAATCATATTCTTAGCAATGTTTTCCTGAATTTCACCAGGAATTACACCATCACCTGAACCTAAAAAGTCACACTCTAATTCTTGAGCAATTTTACGTCTATCGTATTTGAATTTTTTTGACATTGACTCAAACCAAGACGAGAATGGTTTATAACCCTGCTCAACATATTCTTGATATTTTTCAATATCGAAGTCGTACATAACAACTTCGTCATCATTGTATTGTTCTCTATTCAACATGTAATGACATATATCATTACACTTAACCCAACGCAAGTCTTTTGTATAACGAGGATCCTTAAACCATCTTAAATCGGTTATATGGAAATCGTTTACTCCACGAATTGCTTGGTCATATACACCATAATAAATTGGGTCATAACCATTTGGTGTTGAGATGAGAATAATTTTACCACCCGTTGATAGGGACGCCATAGATGCGGCCCAAAAGTCGTCACCCGCTTCAATGTATGCCGCTTCGTCAAATATAAGTATAGTTGGTGTATAACCACGAAGTGCATCCGCGGATGTAGCAACGGCTTTTACCTCACAACCATTATTTAATCTAAATCTACTTTCAGAATTCTTATCAGGATGAAACCCCACGTTAATCCAATCTGGCCATTGTTCCAAGAAGTGTCTAACCTTGTTGGCCATTTCAACGGCCGTGTCTCGTTTGTTTGCAATTAAAAGTACTCTATCAGGATTTTCCGGTTTTGCAAATTGTAATCTTTTAGAAATCCAAGCCGCTGTAACTGTTGTAACACCAGCTTGTCTATATTTTCTAGTTATGTTTTCATTATAATTTTCATAATCATTTAATAATTGAATTTGATCAGGAAATAATTCTAATGGTACATATTTTTTTTGTGTATTATCGAATGTTTGTAGATATGTCTTAAGAGCATAAGGTGTATCCTTAATAATCTTAGCATACTCTTTTAATTGTTCTAATTTCGAATTCATATATAATAAATATGAAAAAAGGTGGATTAACCACCTTTGTTTATCTTACGGGAACTAACTCACCACCATCATCTTCATCTTCATCTTCATCGTCGTCAAAATTAATTGACCCACTAATACCTATTGACCTTAAATAACTATCCATATCACCGTCTTCAGTTTCTTCTGTTGCGTCTTCTAAATCATCTCTAAACATTGCAACTGACTCTTCATACTCTTGGTCATTAAACATTTTATTAATACCATCCATTAGTTGATTCATCATTCTTTTACCTCTATCAGAACCACCTAAAACCTCTTTCATAAAAACTAAAAACTTTTTAGCTGGTAATTTAAAAATCTCAACAAGTAAGTAGTTTTGTAATTCTATTTTATTTTCATCTGTAAAAATATCTTCAGGAAACTGTCTTCTAATTCTATCCCAAATCGCGGGACCTAATCTTAAATCCCACATTTCTTTTTCTAAGGTGTCTTCTGTATCTTCAATATCTGTAAAATCACCCTCAGGTCTACCTTGTAGAGCAAATAATTCTAATGTTCCTTTAATTAATTCGTGTACTAAAACAGGAAAATTAATACCTCTTGCAACAACTTTTCCAGGTCCACCTTCTTCCTCAGGTCCTTCTGCACTTTCTTTACCTGCAGCAGATCCACCTAAGTTTTTAATCATTTGATCACTAATCTGCCAATAAGTAATATCATTTATTGACATTAATGTTCCGTATAAATTAAGAATGTTTGGATTACCTGTAATTTGTTCTAATCTTTCTGGTACCAAATGAAACATATAGTGACCTTTTTTAGAAGCTCCTTGAATGATAGCATTTATCATTCTTCTTTTAGCCTTTTCTAAATCTAAATTTTGTAACTCATTAAAAATTTCTATCTCATTTTCAACATCAACCTGTTCGGGATTTTCTTCATTTTCTTCGTCATGTCCAAAATCTTCCATGTCGATTTCACCCATACCAACTATCTTTGCATCAAATTCTATTGCTCCTTCGGGTATACCCATTTCTTTCATCACCAATTCCACAGCTAATTGTTCTAACTCTTCTCTATGATTAGATTCAATTTGGACCACAGTATTGTGAGCATTCATTAATGTTTGTTGAAGTTGCATTACCCCTTCCATTCCTCTTTGTACAGGGGTTCTATCACCAAGATATCTTCTAAGATTTTCTACTACTTGTCTATATCTTTCTGAAGCCAAAACTTCTTGAAAATTCTTATTTGGTTCTTCTCCAGTAGTTGGTAATGGGGTTTTTTTCAAAGGCGTATCTCCTTGTGATAACTTGTCCTGTAAACCTTGATCGGGTCTGTCAGGTGTATCGAAATCCATTGCCATTTCTTTAATATTGTTTTCTATTAAAGATAACAAATTTTTCTTACTTATTTGCATCCTTCTTCTCTTTTAATGCCTTTGGTTTAGATTTTTCACCTGGTTTAGGAGAATAAGGTGTTCTTGGTTTTGTACCTGGATCAACTTTAGGTTTTGTTGGTGCGGGTTTTGTTGTTGGTGAGGCCTCTTTTACTTCCGTATTTGAAATTGCATCATAACTCATAAATTCAGGAACACCATTGTGACCTTTTCTAACATTAGGACCAACCTCAACCTCATTTAATTTAGTTTGAATTAATTCCATTATTTCACCTTTTGAAGTCATAGAATGAAAATTATCTTCAGCAATTGTTTCTAACCAATTTTTAACTTCTACATTTTCTTTTTTAACAACAGCACTTTTCTTTTTGTTTTTTAATTCTTTGTCAAAAAATTTAATCACACCTTCTTCTCCACCTAAATCTTTAAGTGCCTTATCGTATATGGTTTCTTTTTTCTTTTTCTTTTTTGATTCATCGATGTCACCCTCTTCACCAACAACTCTTATTGGAGTATTTGGGTCTTTAGCTGCGGCTTGTAAGGTTGGACTTTTTTTAATATCAGCCATAGTTGCGGTCAGTGCCTCACCTAACATTCTTTTGGATAAATCACCTAATTGTTTATCTGATAGATTTACCAATGTTTTTTCTGATAAACCTTCATTTATAAGTTTTTGGACTAATTCAAACCTTTTCATGATTCTTTAAATTTTATTTCTTCTTTTAATAAGTGATAATTTCTTTGTTTTAATTTTTTGGTTACAGACTCAACAGATTCACCAAACCTAAATGATAATCTATCAAATTCACCATCAAAATCAAACTTTTCCCAAGCTAATGCAATTACATTATCCACAGCATCAATAACTCCGAAATAATCGGAGTTTGGAACTAATTCTAAATCTAAATCTGTATTTTTCAATAAACCAACC